CTAGCTGTATTTATATTTCCACCTGATGCCCACGCTGAAGCTGTAATAACATTTATTGATGATGTAAATTCTTCTGTTAAAGATTGAACAGCTGTGGTGTTTCCTCCAAAACCAACTGCTGCTGCAGCTGTTGCTCCACCGCCTGCTAAACTTTCTCTTCCTGTCGCTAATGCAGGTTTAGTAGACCAAGTCGATCCATCATATTGTTCAGTGCTTGTTTTATTATTATATCCACCAAAAGCTAATGCAGATGTTTGAGTGCCTGCTCCTGCTAAATATCCTCTAGCATCGTTTAAACTTCCAGGAGAAGTTGTCCAAGACGAACCATCGTATTCTTCAGTTGAACCTGTGTTACTTGGTGTTTTTCCACCAAAAGCTAAAGCTGCTGTTTGAGTTCCAGCACCCGCTAAATATTTTCTAGCTGTACTTAAAGCTCCTCCACTTGTCCAACTAGTTCCGTTATAATTTTCTGTTGCATCTGATAATGTTGACCCTCCGACACGTCCACCAAAAGCCACCGCAGAAGTCTGTATTCCTGCTGCTGCAAGAGATTTTCTTGCCGTGCTTAAATCTCCAGATTCAGTCCAACTACCTCCGTCATACTCTTCTACTAGAGCTTGAATAGTTGCTGATGGTGGAACCGCCCCACCAACTGCTAAACCAGCTGTTTGTGTTCCACAACCTGCTAAATACATTCTAGCTGTATTTAAATTTCCTCCAGAAGAAAAACCAGAACCATTATATTCTTCAGTGCTAGCAGTTTCAGACCCTGTTGTGCCACCAAAGGCTAACGCAGATGTTTGAATTCCGCAACCTGCTAAATATTTTCTAGCAGTGGTTAAAGGTCCACTACTAGCCCATGCTTCACTAAGTAGTGTGCTTTTAAAAGTATCACTAGTCGTGTTGTACCAGACTTGACCCTCAGCAATATCTCCTGTTGGATCAGTTGTTACTGCCTGAATTGATCGTCCATGTATTTTTCTATATGTGCTCATAATTAACTTGTTGTAAAATCCGCTATATTAATTGCTGATGATTCTGGTGTAAATTCCTCTGTTGCATTAGATTCAGGAGGTTCTTGTCCACCAAAAGCTAATGCGGTTGTTTGTGCTCCAGCACCAGCTAATTGTCTTCTGGCTGTACCCATAGAAGCACTAGTTACCCAACTAGTTCCATCATATAATTCTGTATTACCTGTAATAGGAGGTGTGCCTCCAAAAGCTATTCCCGCAGTTTGTGTACTAGCTGAAAATTGTGCCATGTCACCTCTTGCTTGATTCATAGTTGCTGAAGCAGTCCAAGCTGTTCCATTATATTCTTCAGTATTTCCTAAATCAGCAGGTGATGTAGCATCACTAGATCCACCAAAATTTAATCCAGCTGTTTGTGTTCCAGCACCTGAATTTTGTCTAGCTCCTTGATTTAAAGCACCACCATTAGTCCAGTTAGTGCCATCATATTCTTCAGTATTAGGTGCACCATTATCAGGTGGTCTACCACCCATAACTAATCCAGCTGTAACAGTTCCAGCTCCTCCACCTTGTCTTCTTTGTGTGTTTAAATTGTTAGAGTTTGTCCAATTAGTGCCATCCCATTCTTGAGCTTGATCTGGACTACCTCCTGCTGAAAATGCTGCTGTTTGAGTACCACCACACAAACTTCCATATTGTGCTGTTCCCATGTTATTTACTTCAGTCCATGATGTACCATCATATAATTCAGTCTCATTAGCAGCTCCTGGTTTAAATCCACCAAAAGCTATTCCCGCTGTTTGACTTGCTCCAGCGCCATCTATAAATCTTCTAGCTGTATTTAAATTACCACCACTAGACCATGCTGCACCTGTTATTGTGTTTGTTGATGATGTGAATTCTTCTGTTGCAGAAGTATCTGATCCAGTTGAACCACCTGAAGCTAATGCAGCACTTCCTGTTCCAGCTCCTGCTAAAGAATTTCTAGCTGTTGCCATATCAGCAATCTCCGTCCAAGATGTTCCGTCGTATTCTTCTGTTGCTCCCGTACGAGCAGTTCCAGTATGACCACCAAATAAGAGAGCTGTGTTTTGAGGAGAGTTATTTGATCCTGCTGTATTATTTCTAGCAGTGTTTGTAGAGGGCGCTGTTGTCCAAGATGTTCCATCGTATTCTTCTGCAGCTGTGCTTTCTGCTGTTGAATAACCAGAATAAACTATACCAGAAGTTAAAGATCCTGCGCCTGTAAAACCTCTTCTAGCAGTGTTTAACGTTCCACCTGTTGTCCAATTAGTGCCATCGTATTCTTCAGTAGCGTCTGTATTAGCTGTTGAATATCCTCCACATATTGCTCCTGCAGTTTGAACTAATCCAATAGATGCTTGTTGTCTTCTTGCGGTGCTAACATTATTTACTTCAGTAAAAGATGAACCATCATACTCTTCTACATTTGCAGTGTTACCAGGAATACTACCACTAGCAACTACTCCTGCTGTTTGAACTCCCCAACCATTATCTTGACAAGTTGCTCTAGCAGTATTTAAAGCTCCACCTGTTGAAAAACCTGTTCCATTATATTCTTCTGTTGAATTAGGACTACCACCATACATTAATCCTACAGTCTGAGTTCCAAAACCTCCTAAAGAATCTCTAGCATTTGCTAAATTTGAACCACTAGCCCACGCTTTAACAATACCTAATCCTCTAAGCTTGCCATCAGTGGAGTTATACCACATCTGACCTGTTTTAGGTTCACTAGGGTTTGAAGTTACTTTCGTAATCTTCTGCCCTACTAGATCTTTATAAGCAGCCATGTATCTCCTTAATTATTCTTTAAGAGCCAACCCTGTGTGCTATCTACATAAACTAAAGTATTTGCTGCTCTTTCTGTTGATACTGTTAAAGGATCTGTTGACCCTGCAATTTTCTCTGTTCCGTTTTGATCTATTGTTAATGCGTTCGTATCAAATGTTCCTGCATAATCTATAAATGATATCTCATCACCAATACTGCCTGCAGGTAAATCCATCTCTATCGCACCACTTGTAGTATTAATAAAATAACCTTCACCTGCCACTGCAGTGAAACCAGAAGTTTTGACTGCTTGCCATGATGTGCCACCTGATACTTCAGCAAATGATAACTGACCAACACCTGTTGTGCCTGAACCAGATACTGATGCTACTTTTAAAAATCTGTCTGCTGTTACGTTTCCTGTTGGAAATTTAAGTGTGTATGATTGACCTGAACTGTGAGGAGGTGATTGTAGTTTAATCCCGTGGGAATTAGATTCACAATTAAGCTGGACAGTTCCTGGATTTGTTGCACCAAGAACTTCTAAAAATCCTGTTCCTTTTGGACCAACTTTTAAAGTTACGTTTGAATCACCACCAGTCGCTGTAATTGATGGCGCATTACCTGTTGCAGCGTTTGTTATATCAATCTGGTTTACTGCAGACGAAGTTGTTTGAAATATTATCTGTTCGTTTCCATTCTCATCATTGATTCCATGCGCATCATCAAATGCAATATTAAAATCGTTTGTATCTAGATCGCCACCTAATTGTGGTGATGTATCGTCTACAACATCTCCACCAGTCTGAATTTCGATCATCTTAGGATTTGTCGTATCTGGACTACCGGATGCAAAAATTATGGCTGTTTTTTTCTGTGTAGCTCCAAAAGTAAAGCTATCACCAGATCCTGTAACGTATTTAAATTGAACTGTATAAGAACCTGTGCTTGAATTTTTTAATATATAAAAATTTTGTACGTCGTTTGGAATTGTAACCACTGCGTTACCAGATAAAGACCCAGTAAATTCTATCATTCTATGAGCAAGAACTGCACCAGTTGATCCATCAGAAGCACTTAAAGTTACAGTTCCACCACTAGTTAAAGCTTGTTGTGTAAAACCACCGGCTATCTGCTCGATAAGTTGTAAATTAGTATTGGTTTTTGTACCCCAAGTACCCGCATTTTCACCGGTTGCCTGAAGTTCTACCCCTAGGGGTGTAAATGTTGATGCCATAAAAAAATTCTCCTACGCTGCTACATCGTTATAACTTGTATTTGATCCAGTTGCAACATCCGAATATGTATCGTTCGAACCCGTTGAGACGTTACTATACGACGTATTAGAACCGGTGTCAACATCGCCATATGCAAAGATATCTACAATTCCCACAGCAGATGTTATTGAAAAACCATCTAATCCAATGGTAACGTCATTTAAAGAAATAGCACCAACACTAGCACTAAATGATTGACCGGTTAACCCCAGACCCTCTTCTATCGTTAAAGAGCCAACACTAGATGTCATGCTTAAACTCGATGGTTGAGCTATGGCACTACCTAATCCTACAATAGTTCCTTGACTAAATGTTGCCTCTACACCTGAAAGCTGAACCACATCATTTGGTATTATTACCGAACCAAGACTAGCATTAAATGATACACCTGTTAGAGAAGCCTCCGTTGTAGAGCTTGCTGTTGCAGTTCCTTGTGCTGATGTAATAGATAAACCAGACGGTAATGCAGTCTCATTAGGTGCAATCGCTGTCCCTTGACTTGCGGTAAATTCTTGACCTGTCAAACCAATTGTTAGATCATTGACAGTTAGAGAACCAACAGAAGATGTTATGGATTGACCTGTCAATCCTACCTGCATGTCTACTACAGAGACAGAACCAAGTGATGATGTGGTTGATAAACTTGTTTCTATTACAACAGGAACAAAAGCCTCTCCTTGTGAAGATGTGATCTCAAAACTTTGTGGAGTTATTATTATGTCAGGAATATCAACCGAGCCAACGCTGGCTGACATTGATAAACCCGTTGGAAATATAGTTGCATCTTTGAGCTCGCCCCACTCACCATCATTCCAGGCTTGTGCACCCCAACCTGTTTTAAGAGTTGTGCTTTCGCTCCAATAAGCTTGGCCCCAGGTAAACCGGCCCCATCCTGAGTTTACCGACATGGTCGGCCTCCTATGCTAATCTGATTATTGCTGAAGAAGAATCGTTTGTAGGAAATTCTATTTTAAAAGTTCCGTTACTTGCAGTCTTATCACCGCCAAAAGCTATGACCGCAACAGCATCAGTTGTTCCTGAACCACCATTTGTTGTTGTGTTATAAATTAAGGCTCCATTTGCAGTGAAAGAAGCTGATGAAAAAGTTACATCAGAAAAATCTGTAAATGCAGTCGTGCTGGTTAATCCAACTCCAGTGTTAGTTAAAGTTGCACCGCCTGCAGAATATGCAGAACCTGACGTGTTTGTAATTTCTTCTGATGTTGAATAGTCTGTTGTAGCAGCACCTAAACTAGCATCACTATCATATAATGCAATTTTAAAAGTATGACCACCTGAAGATTCAAAACTGTGTTTACCTTGTAAAAGTTCTTGTTTAAAACTTGAACATATTGCTGATGATATTGCCATAATTTATTCTCCTACGGGTTTGCTGAGGTTACTGGTATACGAACAGCGCCATCAGTGTAGTCGTCTCTTCGTCTTCTACCAACTTGCTCGTTAGCAAACTTCTGTACCTCTTGTTTATATTTATTTTCATACAAAGTCAACATGTCTATAGGGCCTTTTAAAAACCCATATGCCTCTGATAGACAACAATATAACAATCCGTTTGGAAAATTAAGACTGATATAATTAGTGCCATTATCTTCTAAAAGATCAGGCATTTTGTTAAAATGAACCCTAAATCTATAAGTTGTGTTCGGAACTGGGGCTACAAATATTCTTCCTGAGTTAGTGTCGGCCTCACCTGTGGCACCACCAAACATCGCATAATATTTAGGTTGACCTTGAGCTGCAGATGTTCCTGTAACATCTTGATACTCTTGAAGATAGGTTACATCTTTTTTCTCTAGCCATCTGTTAGCTCCTGTAATTGCTGATCCATTTGTATCGTAAACCTGTATGCCTCTAATAAATACAGCTCCCGCAGGACAGTTAATAGACTCCTGTCCAGCAACAAAATTACCTAATTGTTGTTTCCTGTCTGCATCGATGGGCACATCTCTGAATATTCTGTACTGTGCATTTAATATAATATTCTCTAAAACAGCATCTGTTAAAACATTAGAGTCTGTTTCGGTATAACTTTTAATCTGTGTTTTTAATCCTGATGCACTTAATCCAGCCATTATGCTACAATCTCCTGACATCTAGGACAGGATTTTCTAAATCTAGTATGTCCTGAACAATGTTTTTTAAGTTCATCTTCATTTTTAAGAACAAGAATATCAGGCTTTGGAACTTTAGTATAATATTCTACGTGTTCATCCCCCGGACATTCACATTGTTTAACACCTATTATCTTACAAAATAAATTTTTAATCCATTTAATCATGCCGTTACTGTTACTGGTCCTGCTGATGCAAAACCACCTCCTCCTGTCTCAGTTATACTAGATGTTGTGCCTGTTGCAAAGGTATAATTATCATCATTTGTTTTTGTAATTGTGTATCCTGCAGCCAGATTTATTGTTGCCGCAGCAACACCTCCAACAACTCCCGCGTTTCTAAATCTTACAGTATCTCCTGTAGATCTGCCATGATCTGGTTCGTTAACAGATATCGTTGTAGATCCGTTTGTTGTAGTAAATGCGTCTAACGGTAATATATTAGGCACAGCCGTCTCTGTTCTATCGGGTCTGACGTTTCTCAAAGATATAGAATCACCATTCATTGGTTTAGGTTCCAATTGTGGTTGCTTTGGTTCAAACTCAGATACATGCACAAAAGATCCATTCCATTCTCTTACCATTTCTCTGTAAGGAAACTCCATACCAGATCTGTCTGATATTGCTCTTGCGTATTTACCTGTCGCGTATTTTGCCATTATGCTCCTGGGTAATAAGCTTTAGGTGTGATGTGTGTGCTTGAAGCCGAACCATCCTCTGCTAAAGCTCTTGCAAACTCATCCTCGTAAGCTAGTTTTGTGGCTTGAAGAAGTTGCGGTTGATATTTTTGCGCTAGATAATATGCAAGTCCTGACACCATACAAGGCACAAATCTAAATGGTACATCAGTTGCATTTGTATAATCTCCAACATCTTGTATTCTTTTTATAAAAAAGAAGTGCATATCTTTTGATGCGTTTGTAGAATCAGGTGTAGGATAAATGTGTATCGTAACCTTATCTATAAACCTTTCTACCCAATATTGATTAGGTGTACCTTTGGATAATTTGTTTGAGAATCCTGCATATGTGGATCTATCCACCTTTGTCATCGGACTATCTGATTGTGTTGTCTGAGTTCTATTAGATCTTAATTGTGCCTCAAGGACATCGGATATTCCAAAAACGCTAGCTGGATCTGTGGTTGTAGCTGATGTTCCATCATCGCTAGATCTGAAAAAATCATAATCTGCCTGACCTTCTATGAGATCTAGATTAGTAGAACCTACTTCCCAATAATGAATACCTCTATTA